CGGCCGCCCAGGCAACCAAATCATTCTTTGTGTACATACAAAAATTATTGATTGAACAACCCTTTTGGTGTGGTTTCTTTGGTGGATTGTTGATTAAAGCTTGTTATGAAATATATAATTATCTTAAGCGTCCTACTTCCCATGTAGAAAGTGACACCCGCAATCTCATGCCCAAAAATCGCTCGCATACGCGAGTGCAACGTAACGTGAATATTTCGCGTACCGTTGGTAAGGCGGAGATGGGTATTGATCAAAATATGCTTAATGTACTCTCATCTGTGCGTCATCAACAATACCACATGCGTGTAGCTTTTGAAGATACTACTCGCCCTGATGCCAACTTTGGTACAATTACCAATGTGTGTGGCTCAATTTTTATGATGCCACGTCATTTCCTTGATTATATTCGTTCTGTGGCCACACTTGGCCGTCCAATCAAATATGTTATTCTGTGCAATCGTGCCAATGGTAAGGTTGAGAAGAGGATAAATTGTGATGATAGCCCTTCCGGCTTCTTACATGACGTTGCTAACGTTGATCCTATCAATCAAACCATGGATTTGGCTTTTGTTAACTTGTCTAGATGCATGCCACGTGGGAAAAACATTATTCATCACTTCGTTTCTCAATCCGAAGCCCACAAACTCAATGATGGCGAGTTTTCCGCCACACTTTCCGGTCTCAATTATGTAGACGGAACTCTTGAGAATGACATCAAATATGGCAATGCTACATGCATTGCTCAAACTAGATATAAACTTAAAGTTGGTGGTGCGGAAGAATCGTACAATACTCATGAAGTCGCTGCTTACAGCATGCCCACACAACCCGGTGATTGTGGCAAATTATTATTTGTCAACTCGAACGTCATCCGCGGGGGTAAGATACTTGGTTTTCACGTCAGTTCTAATGCGCAGCAAACTTGTACGAACTACTCTCAGATCGTTTTGAGAGAGACCATTGAGCAAGCTCGGGATCTTTTCCCCGGTGAAGCTCAGTGTGATGGCGCTTTTGCGCTTCTCCAACCATCCGAAGAGAGTCAAATCGATTCTGGCTTTTTGAACGTGGGGAAACTGGATGTACCTATTCCACAAGCCTCACGCACTTCGTTGCGCCCTTCTTCAATGCATGGCGTACTCACTGCACCCACAACCAAACCAGCAAAACTGCGTGATTTTACGCGCATTATCGATGGGGAAGAAATAACTATCTCTCCTCTAGAAAATGGTGTGCGCAAGGCTGGAGTGACATGTGGGGTAGTACCTCGCGACATTCTAGACCAAGCGGTTATCGACGTGTCAATCCGTCTCCGCGAGAACCATGCTGATTTTCCTGTTCCTATTCGTGTACTCGAATATGAGGAAGCCGTTAAGGGTATTGAAGGTGACGACAAATTTCAGCCCGTCAATCGCC